CCTCTTCAAGGTTTATTTTGGTAGTTTTATGTCTGAATTTTATTATATGAATTTAGATGTTGGTTCTGCTATTGGTATTAATCCATATTCAGCTGAATGGGATACTTTAGCCCGTAAGTTGTTGAAATTTAGTACTTCTAGTAGTGATCCTTGTATTGGTGCAGGTGATTATTCAAAATACGATGCCCATTTACAACCTTCTATTTTGCAGGCTGTTTTGGATATTGTTAACAATTGGTATGGTTATGGAGATTTAACAGCTACTAATATTAGGACTCAGCTATGGGCTGAAATTACGAACTCTAAGCATGTTTTTAATAATGTTGTTTATGAGTGGTTTAGTTCTATGCCTAGCGGCAATCCTATGACTGCTATTATTAATACTATAGCCAATAATTTGATTTTTCGTATAGCTTTTCAGTTTGCTGATTTAGATATTGATTGTTTTAATGACAATGTTTATATGGTTGCTTTGGGAGATGATAATGCTTTCTCAGTTTCAGAAGCTTATAGAGAAAATTTTAATGAGTTTACTCTAAAAGATTTAATGTCGCAATGTGGTTTTGTTTACACAACCGAGTTTAAGGAAGATGCTGTTACTAAGTTCAGATCTTTATGTAATGTTGAATTTTTGAAACGTACTTTTCGGTATGATAAAAGTTTGGGTTTATGGCTAAGTCCTTTGAGGTTAGAAGCCATCACTGAGATGTTGAATTGGACTAAGAAAGGTCCTATCGGTGACCAGATTGCTGTCGATAATGCTGTTATTGCTCTGCGAGAATTTACACTGCATGGTAAAGAGGTTTATGATTATTGGTTTTGTGCTTTGACTGAATTAGCTGGTTCTTTGTATCCAGATGTTCATTCTAATGGTGATTATGTGTGTGATCATTTTGAGGCTTTAAAGAAAGTCACTCAAGATGTTGAGTACAGATTTGAGTTGATGTCTATCAACAAAAGTCTGTAATTTTATATCGTAAAATAAAATATAGATAGTAACCAGTTATGTGTAATTTTTATTTTCATTTTTAGTTTCTTGAAAACACCGTGAGGTTAAGTCATTGGGCGAGGCCCCGAAAAGGCCGTTAAATTTAAATAAAAGTGTAAAGTAATTGGAGTAAAAAAAATTTTAAAATCCAAAAATATTTAGTCGATAGAATAAGTTATCGATTGAACACAGTGAGATCTGTGATTCCTTCTCCTTGGTTAGTAACCACTGTTTTGGGCCGGTTTGTCAGTAAATACAAAAGCCTGTTTCTTTTTTCTAATTTCAATTATGGCTACATCAAATAATAATAACGTTAATATGTTGTCTGTCAATGCGATTCAAAATGAAATTAATACTTCTTCTGTTGACTCAGGAAAAGTAAGCACACCCGATGATCCGTCTGTTTCAGGTCATTCTGGTATTGCTAATGTAAATGATACTACAGTATTTGTGGATGATGCTGAAGTTATGATTAGAGATGGCTCAGCCATTTCTCATGTTGAAGATTCCATAATTAGTTTGAATGATACTCAGCTTTATTCTCAAAGTGTTATTGATTTTTTAGCTAAGCCAGTTATTCTTACTACAGGTGTTTTTTCTACTACTGATACTTATTCCTTTTTGAATAGCTATAGTTTGCCAAAAGCGGCTTTTGATGCTGCTCAAGGGACTATGTGGAAGAATAAATTAGTTGGTTATTTTGGTATTCGTATGGATATGCGTGTTAGAATAGTCATTAATGCTAATAGATTTCAACAAGGTAGATATTGTGTTGGTTGGGTTCCTCTTGGTGGTATGGTTACCACTACTTCATCATTGAAAGCTCTTACTTTTAATAATCAGCATATGGCAACTTTGATTCAAAGAACTACTGTACCTCATGTTGAAATAGATTTAGCTACTGGTACTTCAGCGGAACTTTTAATTCCTTTTGTATCAAGTCAGACTTATTTTCCTCTTAACACTTTGATTAGTGGTTCAAATATTAGTTCTTTAGGGTACTTGAATGTTTATC